TACCCCAACGGCGCGATCCAGATGCTGTACTCCGCCGATGAGCCCGACCGGCTGCGTGGCCCGCAGCACCACTACGGATGGGCCGATGAACTGGCCGCGTGGCGCCGGATTCAGTACGCCTGGGACATGTTGCAAATGGGGATGCGCTTGGGCGCGCACCCGCAGGTGTGCGTCACCACCACGCCACGGCCGCTCCCCCTGGTGAAGCAACTCCTCAAGGACCCCATGAGCGCCGTGGTACGGGGCTCGACCTACGACAACCTTGCCAACCTCGCACCGACGTTCCGGCGCACCGTGGTCCAGAAGTACGAGGGCACAACCCTGGGGCGGCAGGAGCTCAACGCTGACATCCTGGACGATCTTCCGGGTGCACTTCTCGCGCGCACCGTGCTGGAACGCAACCGTGTCGACGTGGCGCCCGCCGAGACCCTGTTCAAGGCCGTAGCGATGGACCCCGCCGGCACGGGACGCGGGGATGAGACGGGGCTCGTGGCCGGATGCGTCGGGATGGACCGACACGCCTACGTGACCCACGACCGCTCAGCCAAGATGACACCCCGGGAGAGCGCCAACGCGGCATGGCAGCTCGTGGATGACACGGGCGCTGACCTTCTGGTGTACGAGGACAACTTCGGCAAGGGCTGGTTGAAGGAGGTCCTGCAACGGGTGTGGGAAGAGCGGGCGCGCAAGGGCGGCAACGAGCACCCCGGGGCCGCCCCGATGCAGTCCGTGTGGGCCAGTGCCGGTAAGCAGCTCCGGGCGCAGCCTGCCGTCATGCGCCACGAACAAGGGCTGATCCACCATGTCGGCGTGTTCGGTGAGCTGGAAGATCAGTACACGACGTGGATCCCGGAGGACGAACCCACCAAGTCCCCTGACCGGGTGGACGCGGCCGTGCACCTGGACGCGTTCTTCGCGAAGCGCTTCGGAGGCCGCCCCGTGTCCGCCGCAGTGCTCCCGCATGAGCGCCTGAACTCTCTCCCGGGCCGGGACGCGGAACAGCGCCGCAGGACACAGGAGCGGTCCGTCATGGACCTCTTGGCCCATGCGGACTCCCCGGCGGCGCAGGCCGCCGCTATGGCTGCTCTGCGTAAGGGGCGATGATGGGGCACATGGACGTCTTCACCCTCCTTGCCACCGTGCTCGCCACGGCCCGCGTCACCCGTCTCATCACCGATGACATGATCACGGAACGGCCCCGCACGTGGGTGCTGTCCAAACTGCACCCCGACCACCTCCCGGCCTACCTGGTGACCTGCCCCTGGTGCGTCTCCGTGTACGCCGGAGCGGCTGCGGGAGCGGCATGGTGGGCGTGGGGCGACACCCGCGTTTTCACGGCCGTCATGGTGGCACTGGCCGCCGCATACGTCGCGGGATTCCTCGCGGGGAAGGAATAGTCCATGGCGTTCTTCAAGCGCAAGACGCAGCCGGAGGACACCGGACCTCCGCCCCGGCAGGTGCGCGCTTCCGCAGTGCCCCTCACCGGTCCAGAGGCCATACGGGGTCTCGGCACCCGGCAGACCACGCAGGGGTGGCAGGAGTCCGCGTGGTACTTCTACGACGCCATCGGTGAGTTCCGGGGGCCGGTCAACTGGATCGCCAACGCCATCAGCAAGGCAGACCTGTTCGGCGCCGAGACGGATCCGGAGACGGGTCTTGTCACCGGGCCGACCGAGGACCGTGCGGCCAGTGCCGCAGCGGCCATGTGCCTGGGAGGCCCCGGTCGACGGGCGCAGCTCCAGTACATCCTGGCCATTTGCTGGCAGGTCCCCGGGGAGGCGTACATCATCGTGCGCGGCCGACCCGTGCTCGACGGCCGCCCGCAACCGGACGAGTGGCTGGTGCTGTCCGGGAACAAGGTCAAGGCGGAGGCCACCACGTGGAAGTACCAGGACCCCGACACGCTGGAATGGCGCCACCTGGGGGCCAGTGACCGCATGCTGCGCGTCTGGTCGCCCCACCCCAACGACCAGAACAAGGCGGACACAGCGGCTCGTGCGGCCATCCCCGTCATGCGCGAGATCGAAAAGGCGTCCATGAATCTGGCCGCCACCCTGGACTCCCGCATCGCCACCAACGGCATTCATGCCCTCCCGCAGGAACTTGACATGCCGTTGACGGGCGACAACACCTCGGTCGCCGAAGAGTTCTCGGACATGATGCTGCGCGCAGCGTCCGCCGGCCTCTCCAACCCGGGCACGGCCGCCGCACAGGTGCCCGTGTATGTGACGATCCCCTCCGAGCTGATCGCCTCATTCGTCGAGGGGTGGGTGAAGCCGGACACGGCCATGGACAACGTGGTGATCGACCTGCGGGCCACGGACCTGTCCCGTCTCGCTGCGGCGCTCGACATGCCCAAGGAGGTAGCGGAGGGAACGCAGGGGGCGTCCAACCACTGGAGCGCGTGGCAGGTCGAAGAGTCGACGTACAAGATCTTCATTGAGCCGTTGCTCGACCGTGTGGGCGACGCGCTTACGGAGTTCTGGTACCGGCCCGTGCTGCGCGCCATGGGCGTGGAGAACCCGGAGCGTCACACGCTGGCCTGGGACACCACGGGCATCGTGTCGCGCCCGGATTCCACCGAGGACATGAACTGGCTGTACATCAACCGCCTGATCAGCGACGACTTCCGGCGCCAGGCATCCGGCATCCCGGACGACGCGGCCCCCGTGGAGGAGGAGGCGCAGCGGCGGCTTCTGGTCGATGTGGTGCTTGCCGACCCGTCTCTGATCACGGATCCGGAGGTGGGACAGCGGCTGTTGGGGTTCGAGCTGGAACCCCCTGCCGCACCCGAAGCGGCACCGCTCCCCGCAGCGGAGAATGACGCGGCACCGGACCGGGCCCTCCCGGCGGCACCTGCGGCCGAAGACGTGCCTGACGGGCTCGTGGCCGCTGCGGGTCTCGTGGTCAAGGACGCACTGTCGCGGGCCGGCGGACGGCTGCTCACGCGGGAGCACCGTGGCCAGTTCGGGAACACGCCCAAGTGGGAGCTTCACACGATGATCCCCGTGAACGACCCCGACAGGCTCATGGAAGGAAGCTTCCAGTTCTGCGACGACGTGGCCGCCGCATACGGTATCGAGCCCACGGCACTCCTGAAGACGTTGGAGGGGTACACCCGGACCGCACTGCTAGCGGCCGAGCCCCACGACCCTGACGTGATGCTCCTCAAGCTCAAGCGGATTCTGTGACCACGCCCCCGGGCAGTGACCCGATGCTCCCGGCCCGGTTGCGGGCCCTGTCCGTCATCGCGGACGGGGAACGGCGCACAGGTGCGGCGTGGTGGGCGAGCGCACGGGAGTTCCTGGGCAGGGTGCGCCGGGACGTCAACCGGGGCGGGGGTGTCGACCCCGGCCGGGTCAGCGACCATCAGCAGTTCTGGACCGATCAGGTCAACGTGCGGATCGTGCCGACCATCGGCGTCACGGTGCGGGGCATGTTCAGGCGTGTCACGGGGCGTCAGGAGCCCCCGGGAGACCCGTGGGTCGCCGACTACCTGAACGCTGCCGGGAACCGTCTGGTGCGCCTCCCTGACGAGGTCTACGCCCTGATCGTGCGGGAGGTGGAGCGGGGGATCCAGGAAGGGGACGACATCGATACCGTTGCACAGCGTATCGACGACGTACTCAGCGTTAGTGCCAGTGAACGGTGGCGTAATCGAGCCCGGACCGTGGCCCGCACCGAAACCATGGCGGCCGTCAACGCGGGGGCCCTGCGGTCGGCACAACTGGAGGCTGACGCACGGGGCGACGTGGCGCCTTTCAAACTCTGGCTGGCCACCGATGACGAGAGGACGCGGCCGACGCATCGGGCGGCCGAGGGACAACGGACGCTGCTCACCGAGCCATTCCGGGTGGGCGGCGCGCCCCTCATGTTCCCGGGCGACCCCAACGGGCCGGCGGCCGAGGTCATCAACTGCCGCTGCACGCTGCTCCCCGTCGTGCTGGGTGAGACGATCGACTGGACCGACAGACAGTTCCGAGGGACGGATACGACATGAGCGACGAGTGGCACGTGGGCACCTGGATGGAAACCCGGGGCCTTACGGCGTACATGGCCTATGCGTCGGCCGTGGATCACAAGACGCATGACGGCAGACGGACACCGAAATGGGACAGTCTGAGCGGCACGCAGCGAGCGGCTTGGACCATGGCCGCACTGGCCGCTGTGGAGCAGCACCGACAGGAGACGACATGAGTCGAGTACTGGAGGGCCGCGAACGCGTCCAAGCCTTCCTGCGGGCCGACGCCGTGGAGCGGGTGCGGGCAGCGAACCTGTGGACGTGCCAAGACTGCGGGGCCGAGAACACCAACCGGTACGACCCGTGCGAGTGCACGAACAAGGAGGACACGGATGCCTAGGACGTGGAATGCCGTGCTCGCACGGACCGGAGTCAAGACGGGTGACGGGCGGATCCTGGCCGAGGGACACGGCACCAGCCGCACCCTGCCACGGCCGCTCATGTTCCAGCGCCTCACCGGCGACGGGCACGCGGGCGCCGAACTGATTGGGCGCATCGAGTCCATCGGGTTTGAGTACGGGGCTGTGACGGCCCGTGGCTCGCTTCTGGAGACCGTGGGCTATGACGTGGTCGAGGCGATCGAGTCGGGGGCGGTGGGCCCCTCTGTGGATCTTGACGACATCGAGTACGTCATGGACGCGGAGGAGAACATCGTCCTCACGCAGTGGCGTGTGGCCGGCGCGACCATCGTGTCCGTCCCGGCGTTCGCCGACGTGTCCATCACCCTGGACCCGATGGCTGAGCCCGACTACGTGCCGGAGGGCTACGCCGACTACGGCGCCTACACGGCGTCCCTGGCCACGTTCGCGGTGCAGACCAGGGAAGCACTGGCCGCTGCGCCCGTGCTCCCGCCGCTGGACTGGTTCCTGCGTCCCGACGTGGACGCGGTGACGCCGCTCACGGTGTCGGACACGGGCCGGATCTTCGGCCACATCGCGCCGTGGGATCAGTGCCACGTGGGCCTGCCAGGCTGCGTGACAGCCCCCAAGTCCTTGTCGGGCTACTCGTCCTTCCTGGTGGGGGAGCAGCGCCTCCAGGAAGGGGGCTCAGTGCCCGTAGGGACGCTCGTGACGGGCCCCAGGCACGCGAACCCGCAGGATGCGTTCCGGGCCGCTCAGCAGCATTACGACGACCTTGACGCGGCCGTTGCCCGGGTGAGCGTTGGTGAGGACGAGTTCGGCATCTGGGTGGCAGGCTGGATGCTGCCCGACGCGAACCCGACGCGGGTGGAGCAGTTCCTCGCGTCACCGGTATCGGGGGACTGGCGTCGCGTCGGCGGATCCCTGGAACTCATCGCGGTGTGCTCGGTCAATGCCCCGGGATTCCCTGTCCCACGGGCCCGGGTGAGCTTCGGCAACGGGGAGCAGGGTGCGCTGATCGCGTCGTTCGGTGTCACGGCGCAGCGGGGCGAGATCAACGTGGCGGTGAAGCCCGACAAGGCGGATGTACTGGCCGCCCGCGCACGGTGGGCGGCTGTGGAGTGGAACCGGAAGGCGGCAGCGTAATGGCCTGTGGCGGGTGTGGTGCACGACGTGCGGCGCTGAACAAGGCGGCCGGCGGGGCGGG